GCCAGTTCGCCGGACAGTTCCTGGTCCCGGGCCAGGCCGGCGACGGTCACCCAGTCGGACCACGTATCGTAGGAAGTCAGAGGTAGTGTGAACAGTATATCATCACCGTTCACCTTAACAGGACACTCACCCTCAGAGAGGTCGATGGAACAGTCAAATTCTTGTTCCATCACGTGAAGTGTCACAGCAAGGTTCACGATACACAATATAGGGAAAGAGATAGGCGAACCCATCAACTGTCCCCAACACTGATCAACATTTCCCTCCTTCTCACCAGTCAAAACATGTCCGGTAAGGGCCCGGTGCAAGAGGAATCGCTCCTCAAGCTCCACTCCGGTGGTGTCACAGAAAGCATCAATAGCCTCCAGCGCCAAAGCTGGATGTAGGTTATCTGTTGCTGACTTGTAATCACCGGAGACCATCTGAGCCATACCGATGCGCGGAATGCAGTCCCAAAACTTAGCCGGGAGGACATCACGATACCAATGGCAGACGTCATCGACATCTACCTCGGTAAAGGGTGTACCTACCAATCGACAAGCCGGGTGCAGCTGGAGCATACTCCATAGCGACTTCTGGTACTTTCTAGCATGGTTGTAAAGTCTGGCATCTCCTGCCGACACAACCCTGACTTTGAAAGGTTCAGGAATCGCAATCCGACGAACGGGAATCTTATCAACTGAATAATCGCTATTCAGAAGAATATCCCAGTCATCGGGGTGTACCGTCGAGTAGACGGGCTCCACAGCTGTACCTTGGCGAACAAAGCATTCCAAGGTAGGAAAGGACAACGGGACGGAAGGAGTGTTTAGCGCACCAAGTAGTGCGGTGAACGCTCCACCCTTCCGGCCAGAATTCGACTCACACGCGGAAAGAGAAGGAATTGAACATCCTCCTCGGCGGAAACGCCATCCGTGTGCCTGAGCCCATTTCTGCAACTCCCACGTCCTTTTCCGTACCTGAAAGCGCAGGACATCGAGACGCTCGTCTTCTGAGTCATCTAACCGATCGCCGGTTAGGAGAGTCTTATTCTCTTCAAGTGTAGCTTGGATAAACACCTTGCTAACAGGAAGAGAGGCCTCCTTGACTCTGTAGAGAGATAACGCGAAAGAAACATCTCGCGGTCTCCTACGAAGACAGCATCTCATAAAGACCTTACGACCCAAACCACCTGAGAAGAGGGCACCTGGTGTATGACACCATTGGATTCCAATATCAGGCATCTTCGGGTCCTCAATGTTCTTGAGACAACGTGACAGGATATAGGCTGTTTCCCACTTAAGATACTTTTCC